CTCGATCTCATGTCTTTCGGGTATCCATACATGATCTTTTGTAAATGAAATGAAGTTTCTGGTGAGCAGCTCTTCAAGGGCTGCTTCGCTTTCGTGCTCACCCGGAGCTGCATAGAGTTCAAGCCGAGGCAAATAGTCGCTGAAGACTGTCTTGCCGTCGGCCTGGATCTCCGTGCTGCTGTCCGTGTACACCATGCACGGCGCAGGGGTGGGCTCGGAAAATTCGTAATGCGCGACCGGGAACGGCAGCGCCGTCATGATCGCGGCGAAGTCTCTGATCGTCATTGCATCACTCTCCGAGGATTTTTTCAACTTCCTGGACGAGCTGTTCGTTGGCTTCGTCCTGGACTGCCTTGATATGCGGGAAGGCCTTTGTTCGCGTACCGTCACGATTGAGGTGCCCGTTCTCGAGAAGGTGCGTCAATCCCGGCTTCTTGGCATTGTAGATTGTGATATGGAAGCCCATATCACTCTTTTCGAGCTTGGCCTTCCAACCGTCAGCATAGTGCTCTTTGCCGTGGCCTCGCGGAGATGTCTCCTTGAGCTTGTTGATCGCTTCGCGGCAGATCTTTCTTGCCGCTTTTTCGATCTTCATTTGCACCTCAGCGGTATAGGCTTGAAGCTCTTGTGCGATCTCCTCTGCTATGTCAATTGTCATCTTTGCGAACACCTCTCATCTTGACGATCTCGTGCGCGCCGTTGACATCGACAGCGGACTCGATCTCATAGAGGACACCGCCGTAAAGAATGCGGAATGTCTTCGGCACGATGGCCGAAGCAGTTTCACAGTAACGGATCTTAAAGGTGATACCTGTATTGTACGCTTCTCTGCCTTCTTCCACGGCTGCCCCATTATCGCTCGTGAGTAGGCCTGCATAGCAGCTGTAGTACTCCTCCCAGACTCCGACTTCGTTGTGTTCCTCATCTTTCGCCTTCGTGAAGCGGAAAATCTTGATTCGATTGTCAAATTCGCTGATCTTAGTCGTCATCGTCATACTCCTCGTATTTAAGTTGGAGCTGACGCATAGCTGACAGCCCAAGATATTTCTGCTTATCGGCCGCTGATATCGTGTAGGTCCTCTTCTCGTATAGATCCGCGCATATTGTGAGAGCGAGAAGCTCCATCAGCGGAGAAGTGCTGTCATACACTCCAACAGCCTCCTTGATATACTCTTCGGTGGCACTGATAATCAGCTGTATTAGATCATCGTCATCGTCAAAGTCAACGTGCTTCCACTTTTTGACTGTTTCAATGTTCACTCGCTCTCACCTCCCCGAGCTTAGGTTCCGGTCTTATCGGCCACCTTGAACTGGCCTGCCATATAGCACGCATCGGCACCGTCCCACTGAACGCAGTCGAGCTGCTCAATAACTCTCGCGTAGGTGGTGTTCTTCAAGAAGCCTGCTTCGGACGAAAACGCGAAGCTGATAGCGTTAGCTTCTACGAACTTTGCACCTTCGTCGAGATTCCCGTAGAAAATAGGCGCATATCCGTCCTTGGTGGCAGTTGCGTTCGAGCTGGGCAGCAAAGCATTCGAGAATGCTACTACGGGATAGCCCATGAAGCGCTTCTGGGTAGGATTGGTAGGATCAGGCTGCAGCACGGGTCTGCCTGTCTCGTCGGTGGCGCTGTCGAGCACGTCCCAGCCGTCCTGATTGGTGACGATGACAGTGCCGTAGAGAACAGCGGGATCAAGATCCTTGTTGATGGAGCTCTTGAGGGCTGCCCAGTCAGAGAGGGTCTTGATGGTCTTGCCGCTCTTCAGCGCTGCGATGGCGAGGGTGTTTTCGGTGATGACTGCCTTCTTGGCGAAGTAGCCGATGATGTAGTTTTCGAGCCCGGCATCAGTCATAGCAAGCAGCGTATTGGACATCTCGATTACTGCGCCGTAGTTCTTCAGCGCCCAAGTTACTCTGGTGAACTGAGGATCCTCAGAGGTCGCGATTGCTGTGCCGTCGTCGAAGTTCACAAGGCCTGCGATGTTCGCGAGGCTATCAACAGTCTGAGAGCCTGTGAGGGCTGTGGTAGTGATCGTGCCGATAACGTCGCGGAAAGATCTAAAGTCTCTGATCTTCTCCACAATCTTGGTGCGAATATCCTGAGGCAGGATATACGCCTCACCGTTGGTGCCGGCAGGGGTCTGAGCGGTGGGAAGGAGCAGAGCCTTCTCGCTCTCTGTCATCGGCTTTCCGGTGAATTTCTTGATGATTGCGCGGATAGTCGAAGCGTTCTCGGAGGTCTGAGCCTTCTGCTCCTCGGTGCGATCATCTTCTTCCTTCATTGCCTTCTCCTCGGCATCGTCGATCTCCTTCTGCATCTCGATGCGCTTCTTGAGATCCTTGGCCTCGGCCATCTTAGCCTCGGCGGTTGCGGTGTCGTTGGCGTCCAGAGCGTCCTGGATAGCCTTTCTGAGGGTTGCGAGCTCGTTGAGCATCTTCTCAAGTCTGGTCATATGTATCATTCCTTTCTGTTTTTACAGGTCGAGCAGTTCAAGCTCGATCTTTAACTTGTCGATTTCTTCTGTCGGCGCCTTTTCTTCGGGCTCCGTTTCTTCCTTGGCGGCCTTGATAACGCCTGCTCTGGGCTGTGCAGGTATCGATACGAGCGAGAGCTCGTAGGCCTCCTTGCAGCCGCCTATGCGCATCAGGCAGGTTTCTTCGACGCCGTCTTTGGCGTACTTAGCGCCGCCGTAGTGTTCGCACCACTTCTCGACTTGATCCTGCCCGCAGATAGAGCAGATCAGAGAGCTTACCGATGCAGACGTCGAGACTTCCTTCTTGATGCCTGCTTTGATCTCTGCGATCAGCGCGGCATTCTCGACGGTGCGCACGGTGTAAGCCTTGAGAATGAGCTGCGTGAACGGCTCACCGTCTCCTGCTTCCTTGGTGCTGTCCGTCAGCACTTCGGCGTCGTAGACTCTCGCCACTACTGCGTCAATGTCTCGGTGCGAGTGGTCCTTTACAACTGGCTTGCCGGGGTAGAGCTCGGCAAGATCCTTTAGGGCCGCAGCCGTGAACGGCTCGAAGTTTCTGTCATCGTCTCCGTTGTCGCCTGCGACGACCTTAAAAGCGAAGACCTCGTCGGCAGTGAGGGGCGATATCGTGTACTTATTGATCTTCTCCAGCTCGATATCATCTACCGCCATAGACTTAATGGCTGCAAATTTCTCGGCCTTTCCGATTTTTTTGATCTCCATTACTCCTCACCTCCTCCCTGTGTGTACTGGTTCCCAAGCTGATCGAGCGGTATGCTTGCGCCGTTACCGATGATCAGCTTGTCTGTGCCCGGCTTGAAGGGCATATCCTCTTTGGCGCGGACCTCTGCAATTTCCATGAAGCCGCTGCTGATAGCGGTCTGATATGCCTGGTATCTTGTCTGCAGGTCGGACCTGAGCATCACGTCAGGGTTGATCTGCACATAGATGCCCTGAGCCGCTTCCTCGTCGAAGAGCAGCTTATAGGACATCTCCTCCTCGTAGGCTGTGATCACGTTGAGCAGAGTATCGCTGTAGAATGCAGCGTTCTGCTGCGTGATGTTGTTGTAGGTAGATTTCTCGAGATCGTTGAGCTGGAAGCTCTTGACCCCGAAGGCGTTGGCGATCTGCCGAGTTGTCAGTGTTGATAGCTCAAAGAACTGCGAATTGACAAGCTTCGTCTCAAGCTGCTGCACCTTGAAGTCAACAGGAATAGGGATGACCTTTCCTGCGTTCTTGGCACCGCCCATCGAGGCGAAACGCTTCTGAATCTTCTTGGTCTTGGTCTGGTCAAGGTCGCCTGTGTAAGTGACGATCAGCGGATCCTGAAGGCCACTCTTGTTCTTCTCGGCGACTACGTTCTGTCCGTACTGCTCGTTGTCAATCAGCCTGCTCAGGTAGTGTCTGATGCTATGGCCGACGATGCCGTCCGCCGCGAAGTTCTTCAGGTGGACGATCTGAGATTCTTTGTAGTAGGTCACCTTGCCCTTCTTGGGGCTGTAGCGATAGTAGACGCCGTTCTTGTTGCCGAGTATCCCTGCATTATCTACGATGATTTTAACGCAGGTACTGTCGAGCAAATAGAGTCCCCGGAAACGACCGCCTCTGAAGTCCTTGACCCAGTACGCATTGCCAAAGTGCAGGCGCTGAAACTCGGTCGCCCACTTGAAATCATGGGGCGAGACAAAAGGGTTCGGCCTGCGATGGAGGATATTGTAGAGAGAATGCTCTGTCATATCCCGCGAACCGCCGTTTTGATCCTTGATCTTGACCTTGATCGGCAGCTTGGCGATGGCGTTGCAGCGGATCAACAGACAGGCATAGTACGTCGCGGAACCGAGCTGATCGGCGGTGATATTTGCGATATTGTCCGTATTAAAAAAACGCAGGAGCTCTGCGATCGTCGGATTAGGTCCGATTGTCGAGGATTCTGCGTTATTTTCGGTATTTTCTGCTGCGTTTCCCGCAGATTCCGCATCTTTCTGCCTCAATGCGGCTTTTTTTCGGTTGAAAATGCTCAATTTTTCACCTCCTACTCTTCTTCATCGAGCCACTCGTCGGAGCTCGTGATATTGCCGAATTCGTGATATAATGCCAGCTTGAACGCACACAGAGTGGCATCGACAGGGTCTACGCGCTGTTCTGTGGCATCTTTATCGATCTTGATTAGGCCGTCGTTCTTCCTGGCGACGGCATTGTGCATCGCGAAGCTTAGCACAGGGTTTCGTTCGTATACAACGTTCCTGCACTTAACTTGTTCGCGGAAGCCCTGAGCGCTCTCGTTGAGGCTTCGGGCCGACTGAAAGACTTCTTCGACGGTGTGGCCTTCGTCTGAGACGTCAATCATCATCTTCGAGGCGTTCGCAGGGTCGAAACACCAGCACTGGATATCGAGGCCGAGTCTTCGGCAGAAATCGAGGACGTATCTGATGACTACGTTCTGATCCACGATAGGTGTCTGTGTTACGGTGATATATCCCTGGCGTTCCCACAGATCATAGGGCGCGTGATCTACGCGGACGTGCATCATCAACGCCTCATAGCTCGGGATGAAACTGTGAGTCCAGAGGTAGTACTTGACTACTCCGCCCTCGAGTGACGGTACGATGAACGACACCGAGGTCAGGTCTATTTTCGACGACATATCCAGGCCGACATAGACGGGGCAGCCTGCCGTTGACAGCGTGATCTTCACGACCTCGCAGGCCTTGAATTCTGCCGCGTTCATATAGCCGTTTGTCTTAGCCATCAGCCAGATGTTCAGCACCTTGGTCATGTAGCTGCTCTGCTTCTCGGGCACGTCCTGAGCGACCTTGAGCGCTTCGTGGATCTTGTCTCGACCGTCCTGATAGCTCATGCGTATCGGATTGGCCTTGATGGCTGCTTCGTCGCTCTGCCAGTCGTCACCGGCTTCGGCTTCGTAAATATCTACCAAGTAGGTATCGTTCTCGATATCTACGTTCGGGTCGAGGATATTCGCCCAGTATTTGTATTCCTGCTGATAGCAGGGCACGTTCAAGTCCTTTCCTGCTGTCGTGATGATTATAAGCAGGGTCTGAGCGGCATTGCCACCGAGGGCGAGGTCGTAGAAGTCGGTATTCGGGTGCTGATGGTATTCGTCGAGCACCAGGCACTCGGGGTTGGTACCGTCGCCTGTCTTGCCGTCCTCCTTGTTCAGCGGCTCGAGGAAGCTGTCTGTGCGGATATGCGTTATCCTGTCTCGTGTGATCTTGAATTTCCGCGCCAGAGGCGAGCCCCTGAGCATTAAGCGGCATTCGGAGAAAATGATCGCGGACTGCTTGCGCTTCACACCCGCACAGTACGTCTCGTAGAGCTCCTCGAAGCGCGTAGCCTCGACCGAGATCTCATACAACAGGCAGCCCGCCTGCTCTTGCGACTTGGCGTTTTTCCTGCCGACCATCTTTCCCGCCTTGCTGAAACGCTTGCGGCCGTCGGCTTTTCGCCAGCCATAGAGCTGGCAGATGAAGAACTTCTGCGAGGTCTGCAAGATTATAGGCTTGCCCGCGAGGACGCCCTTGGAGTGCCGCAAATACGAGAACCACTTGAAGATGCGCTCAGCCTCTTCTTCGCGCCAGTAGTACGGGAACGACTCTGAGCCGATGCGCTCCAGATCTCTCAGGTATCTCTTGCAGGCCTGCTTGTGCTTTGTACAGCTGAGGATCTTTCCGGACAGGCAGTCGTTGGCGTAGACTATGAGCTCGTCGCGGATCGTCATTATATCCCTCCGAACTCTCCTTCGAGGTCGTTGTCTATCTGCTTAGCTTTCTCCGAAGCCATCTTCAATCGGCTGTCGATTGTCAGCCCACACTTGCCTGCGAAGTTCCGCATCTCGGCGGCATACTTCAGCTGCACCGCGATGAGCGGGTTCTCTTTCATACCGTCCTTGCCCTCGACCACGAGCTCCTCCTTCGCGAGCTGCTTGGTCGCCTTGATGTATCTGCTGTAAGCGTTGCAGTACCCGATGAGCGTGGACTTGTCGAGGTCTCCGAGGATCTCGAAGGAGGCCGTCAGTATCGGGACGATGCGCCGCCACTCCTTCTTTGCGCGGGCGTCGATTAGCTCGGGCGGAGCCTTAGCCAGCCCCTCGTTCGTGGTGATTGCGAGCGACTCCTCAAAGGCTCTCTGCTCCTGGTAGCCTACGGTGAGGTTTCCTGTCTGCGCTGACAATATTTTCCTTGGCCTTGCCATAAGAGCCTCCTTTCGCGGGTCGTTTTTAGAATTTTGAGGAAAGTTGCCTAAGGGCGGCGGTCTTTTTAAAATGATCTAAAGAATCGAGGATACCCCCCTCGGGCAATTTCTCTGTGATAATGAACAAAAATTTGAAGTTTTCGAGTATAATTTTCAACTCTTTTGCAGTTTCTGCTTGCTTTCCTTGCGAATAGAGCTTGTGAATCAGACGATGGTGGGACTCGGTGATGTATATCAGGTTTCCGAGATCTGCGCGGAGGTCGGGGTAGTCCTCGAGCGGATAGATATGATGGACAGCTTGGCCGTACTCGATGCGCTGCTCGACCATCAGGCTGATGGGATCGAGGCCGAAGGTCTTAGCCTTGGCCTGCTCAACGCAACGCTGCCATAGCGCTGTTTTATAGAATGCTTCATAGTCTTTTCTAACTCGCTCGGAGTCTCGGGCTTTCTTCGCCGCTTGCCTTGCGGCGATCATGCAGGGGCACGTTGTGCCTGACGGTATGCGCTGCCGACAGCGCGGGCATCGTTTGTATATCATAGCAATTCCTCTTCCTCTACGACAAAAGCAGCCCCGATATTTCGAGACTGCTTTCGCAAGGAGTATGTCATTAAGGAAAGAAAAAGGATTGAGTCAGCTGCGAGCTCGTGCGCTCTGAGCCGACAAACGGAGCTCTCGCTCCGTGCCCTTATGTCGTGCGGGACTGTCAAGGGTCTTTGTAGCCATCAAGCTGATTATACTTTAACACGGCCTGATTTGATTTGTCAAGGGAGCATCAGGGTTCATCAGGGTTCATTAGGGTTCATCTTTTAACTTAATTTTCTCGATTCCACGCCGTTTGAGACGCTTAACCTGAGAAAGCGAGTAGTGAAGGCGACGTGCGATATCCTCGAGCTTATGGAACCGCAGAAAACGAGCTGATAGTATCGCGCGTTCGGCAGGATTGCTCAGTGAGGATATAGCTTCTCTGATCTCTGCCTTGACAGCATAGTAGTGCCTGAGTTGCTCCTCCACTTCCCTGCTGTATCTCTCAGCAGCGGCCGCATAAGTGATCAGCTTGGCTTCTGTCGTGTTACCGCCAGAGCCGCCCGAGCCGCCGCTGATGTTGACGGATGTATCTGTGCAGCGATCGCGCAGGCGCCGCAGCTCCTCAAGCTCTTCTTTGAGGTAGGCCTGCTCGGGCGCCAGCTCGAAGGCGCGATTGAGCCAAGCTTCTTTTTCCTGGATTGTCACCTCATCACTCCCATCAATCAGATCTTTCCTACAGCCTCAAGAC